TAGACAACACAATTCCATCAATGGATCAAACCAATGAAGCGTGTACCAAACAAAAGTCTAAAGAAATTACAACAGATATACCCAACGTGGAAGGAAGCAGACCTAGAGACATTAGACAAGGTAATAACTGATAGAGAACTAGAGGAACTGATAGAGGCACATGGCATCGACAAATAAATGCACATACTGTGGCAAGGAGTTTGCCAAGGAACGTACACTGCAAGTGCATCTGTGCGAGCCAAAGAGAAGGTATCTTCAAAGAGATGAGAAGTGGGTAGTGAATGCGTTCATGGTGTTCCAAAGATTCTATCAGATACATCAACACAATTCAAAAACAAAAACATACGACGATTTCGTCAAGAGTTCATACTACAACGCATTCGTGAAGTTTGGAAGATTCATCATGCATGTCAACCCATTGTATCCTGAAAAGTACATAGAGTTTGTTTTGAGATCAAAGATAAAACTTGACCACTGGGCAAGGGATGACCTATACGAAACTTACTTAATAGAAGCACTTAAAACAGAACCGGTGGAGGCCGCACTGCAAAGAAGCATCGCAACAATGATGGATTGGGCCACAGAACAAAACGCACAATGGTCAGACTACTTCAGATTGGTCAACACCAACAGGGCAGTGCAACACATACAGCAAGGAAAAATTAGTCCGTGGCTATTGTTAGGTTGCGGCGCAGGCAAAAGGATGTTAAAATCTTTTAACGACGAACAATTACAAATGATAGAAAAATTTATTAATACAAGTTTCTGGCCAAGCAAATTAAAGAGTTATCCTGCTGACCACATGCTGGTGCAAGACACAGCAAGGGAGGCCAAGATTGTCTAAGATCGATTTAGAAGTGTCTGACAACTTGCAATTTGATGACGGCGACTGTGCAGTGATAATCAAAGAGGATGGATCCATAGGAAGAGTGGTCATGCCAGATGTGAATAGGAAAATGATAGCGTCGGAAGGATATAAGAAATTGTTAGATGTTCTAGAAGTATTGCAACCAGGTGCACGTGATAAAATGATAAACTATGCCCAAAAAGGCAAAGGGAGTATGCACTAATGCCTGATGTAGATATAGATTTCTTTGACAGAGATAATACACTAAAACTTTTCAAACACACACCTGCATCGATGATCAAAGATGGCAAGTCAGAGAAGCATAAGACTGGTGTGTACTTCCATGCGGTTCCAGAACATCCTGTGACCGGACATGCGTCATTGGATTATAAGAATGCAGAAGACAGGGGTTACTTCAAGATCGACTGTCTAAACGTTAACATCTACAAGGACGTAAAGTCAGAACAGGAACTTGTAGAGTTAATGATACAGGAACCTGACTGGGACATGCTTAAAGATCCAAAGGTGGTCGAGAATCTTTTTCATCTGAATGGTCATTTCAACATAGTTTCCAAACTGGAGCCAAGGACCATAGAACAACTTGCGGCCGTGTTGGCTATAATACGTCCCGCCAAGAGGGGACTGATGTACAAGGATTGGACCGAAATAATGAATGAAGTGTGGACCAAGCCAACTGATGGTTCCTACTTCTTCAAGAAATCACACGCAGTTGCATACGCCCAGGCCATAGTGGTGCAGATGAATCTGATCGCAAAAGATAAATATAACTTTAGTGTACAACAAGACAAATAAAAAACTCACTAAAAAATCCAAACCCATCGTAGTAGACCTATCCAATGATGGACCGTTCTCGGTCGTGTCGTTGTCCAATTTCCTTACAAACTACTGGAAATCCAAAACAAAAAATAAATGGAAAGTACTGAACAAAGAGGAGCAACTGGATGCCCGTTGGATCAAGCAGGAACTACCTTACTGGCAAGAGATTTGGTTAGAGCGTGGTATAAAGATTAGATGGGATCGCAGACAGCGGTCTTTTTTTTTGACTGCTGTTAAGTAGGTCTTCTGACTAATTGGATGGTTCTTCTTTTCACCCGTTTCTTTGAAATATCAGAAAGTTTCACTGTAGGACCATGAACAATTTCAACATCCTTTGAATTTAATGTTACCAAAGTTGATCTAAAGTAACTGAACTCTCCCTTGAGAAATATGTTGATTGGTAATTTACGATTGGACTCGTGCCACCATGTTTCACCACATTTTAAATATTTCATCTTGTCCTGCGGCATCATAAGCCTGCCGTAGTCATAGAAACTGATAACATTGACATCCTCATTCTGTACTATGCCCACGTACTCCAGATCGCCCTTTCTAATCAGGCTTAGGAATGGGAATTTGTCCCTTAGAGTGTTAAAAATTTCGTTCATTCTATATCTATAAATACTGTTAAATATGTATTATGCAAACAGTACAAAGGTATTTAATAAATCAATTGGTAATAGCCTACATAAGTGGTTATCACGGGAGGAACTCAAAAGTGTACGATAGACGCCTAACACTGCATAGAGGTGTATCAAATCCAATCTCATTCACGTTCAAGAACGAGGATCAGAAAGCACAGGATATCACTACAAAAACTTATGAGCTCAATATAATTGACATCGAAAGCAAGAAAGCAGTGGTTACAAAAAATTTGACTGTCCTGGACGACGGATCAACAGTAAGCACTAAAGGTGATGCTAGTTGTACAATCACTGATGGCGATCTGTTAAAACTAGATGCCAAGTTTTACAATTTTTCAGTTAGTGATGTCACTGATAGGGATAATCCACAGATAACATACTCGGATACCGGTTATGCGGCCGGTGGCACAATCGAAGTGTTGGATGGAGCATATGCACAACACGTTTCAAGCACATCGATCAGTGCATTCACACTTTCGGACGACACATTCACATCAAGTGCGGTCACAGGCAGACCTGGCATTAACAACAACGAAGCACTACACACTATCGCAATATATCCTAAAAATTTCTCAGGTACGGTTACAGTGCAAGGTACAATGGAGTCTGATCCACAAACAGACAATGATTACTTTACCATTACCAGTACCACATTGGATGCATCATCTGATGTCAAGACTTTGAACTTCACTGGTGTATTCCAGAATGTTAGATTCAAAGCATCGAGGACAAGCGGAACAACCGGACGTATTGACAAAATCCTATATAGACAGTAAAATAGTATAGATTATGAATCTTATACAGAATACAATTCTGACTAGTCTGCCTGCGAACAGAAAGAAGACCCCTAGCGGGTGGATCAGTTTTAACGCACCTTGTTGTGTGTACAACGGTGAGACTGCTGATAAGAAGAAACGTGGCGGACTAATGACCAGTGCAGACGGCACAGTCAGTTACCATTGCTTCAACTGTGGGTTCAAGGCCAGTTATGTGATAGGACGTAAACTGACTTACAAGATGCGACAGTTTATGAGTTACATCGGCATACCAGAGGACACCATACGCAAGTTGGCCATAGAGGCCATGCGTGAAGAGGAGGGGGACGTCAAGTACGAGAAGAAGAAATTCATAACATTCAAGAACAAGACACTACCCAAGAACACACATAAACTAGATGTGTGGCTGGAGAAGTATGTGGGCAATGATCTCACAGAACCACAATGGAAGAAGATAGACGGGCTACTAAAATATCTGGAGAGCAGGGGTATGGGTGCTGACTGGTATGACTTTATGTACTCACCTGACAAGATATGGGACGTGCACCAAAGACTACTGATTCCTTTCTACTGGAGGGGTGAAGTAGTAGGATTCACGGGCAGGATGTTTGAGGAATCACAAGGTGTGAAATACTACACAGATGTGTGGCCTGGCTACGTGTTTAACATGGATGCACAGGATTGGTCTAGGAAGTTTGTGTTGGTAACCGAAGGTCCATTTGACGCCATAGCCGTTTCCGGCGTGAGCATACTGGGTTCGGAGATAAATGACACACAGCGAGAGTTGATAGACGGACTAGGCAGAAAGGTAATTGTTGTTCCAGATAGAGACGCACCAGGACAGAAATTGGTAGATCAAGCAACAGAATTTGGATGGAGTGTTGCTTTTCCAGAATGGGACAAAACGGTTGGCGATGTGGCGGATGCTGTGTTAAAATATGGTAGGCTGTTTACTATACAATCGATATTGAAAACGACAGAGTCCAGTAAACTGAAAATAGATTTAAAAAGAAAGATGTATGGCTGATTACGATAACAACGAACAACACCAGGCTAAGAACTATTCTTTTGATGTGCAGAAGTTGTACATAGAGATGCTGTTGGCCGATGCTGAATCTTTTGCTAGGGCACAAAACATATTCAATCCCAAATCGTTTGATCGCAAACTGCAACCAATTGCCAAGTTTGTCAAAGACTACATGGACGAGTACAAGGTCATGCCAGAAGTTGACATAGTGAACGCATCACACGATATAAAATTAAAAACAGCAAAGGATCTAGACCCAAGCCATTTCAATTGGTTGCTAGATGAGTTTGAAACATTTTGTAGACATAAAGCACTTGAACAAGCAATACTATCGTCTGCTGATCTATTAGAGAGGGGTGACTATGGTCCTGTCGAGGACATGGTCAAGGAAGCAGTTCAAGTTGGTCTCACAAGAGACCTAGGCACAGACTACTTCGAAGACCCGAAAGGCAGACTGGAGGCACTCAAGGACAACAACGGTCAGATCAGTACAGGGTGGGCCAATCTGGATAAGAAATTGTTTGGTGGATTCAACAGGGGAGAGTTGAATATCTTCGCAGGAGGTTCAGGAGCAGGTAAGAGTTTGTTCTTGCAGAATCTCGCAGTCAACTGGGCACAAGCCGGGTTGAACGTGTGTTACATATCTTTTGAGTTGTCTGAAGCACTGACAGCCATGAGGCTTGATGCCATGATGACCAACATTCCAACAAGAAAAGTATTTCCTGAAATAGACAATGTCGAGATGAAAGTTAAGATGTTGAAGAAAAAGTCTGGTAACTTACAGATCAAATACTTGCCAAGCGGTAGCAACGTGCTTGACGTGAGGACATATCTCAAAGAACTAGAACTCAAGAACAAGAAGAAAATAGACTGCATACTGATTGACTACTTGGATCTAATGATGCCTAAGAGTAAAAGGATATCGCCGGCAGACTTGTTTATCAAAGACAAGTATGTATCAGAGGAACTTAGAAACTTGGTCGTTGAGAAACAGTGTGTGTTAGCAACAGCATCGCAGTTGAACAGAGCCAGTGTTGAAGAGATTGAGTTTGACCACAGTCATATATCAGGCGGACTATCCAAGATACAGACAGCAGACAACGTGATAGGTATATTCACATCGAGGGCCATGAAAGAGCGTGGCAGGTATCAGATACAGTTCATGAAGACAAGATCGAGTTCTGGTGTTGGACAGAAAGTAGACTTGGAGTTTGACGTTGATAGTTTGAGAATTAGAAGTCTCGACGAAGAAGAATCACAGAGTTATAATCAGCAGGGCAAGAACAAGATATACGATTCATTGAAACAAACATCCAAAGTAACTGGCAGTGAACCCACAGATGCTAAATCAGAGATTCCAGATCCTCGTAAGGGCGATGCACTAGGAGTCAAGGTTAAAGCCACAGTGGAAGGCGGTAAACTGAGACAACTGTTAAACGAATTACACTCAGACGAAGAACAATAATGAAAAAAGTATATGATTGGTTTCTTCCAGAGTATGATAGTCATTATGAGCAATGGATGATCACTAATAATGAAAAGAATTATCAAAGACTACAAAGAGAGTATGCACTCAAACAAGTAAAACATTTCCGTACAGCGGTCGACATAGGCGGCAACATTGGTTTATGGAGTAGAGATTTCTGTGAACAATTCAATAATGTAATAATTTTTGAGCCCGAGGCCTCGAACATAGAATGCTTGAAAGAAAATTTGAAAATGTATTCTAACTTCGCATTACACGAAGTGGGACTAGGAAGCAAAGAGGAAACACGAGAATTCTATACATCATTGACTACGTCAGGCGGCCATAGTTTTTATAGGGATCAAATCTTTGAAAGTGCTGTCGGCAAGACAACATTACCCATCAAAAGACTTGATGATTATAACCTGACCAATGTAGATCTCATCAAGATCGACACACAGGGCAGTGAATACGATATACTGTTAGGCGGCGAACAAACACTGATCAACAACGACGCTGTACTGAATGTAGAAATAGAACACAAGAACGAAGGACACAAAAAGCGTGCCACGGAGATCATTGACTTCCTGTCAAGTGTGGGTTACAAAGAGTACGGCAGATCTCGAAAGAAAGAAGTCGTTTTTAAGAAAGTGCGTAAAGCGTAAATTACCAAAAATAGCGTAAGTTAAGAAATAACGCGAAGCGTTAAAAAGCGTAAAGCCGGCCTGCCCTTCTTTGAGCTGACCGACTCCACAGTGTTTGAGGACTAGAATTTGAATTTGATTCCAGCCGCCATGTCGTTAGTGTCTGTACCTGTTGGCACATCCGTTATCTGATATCCAGCGTACATGCTGAAGTTGTCACCGATTTTCTTCTCGGTACCAACCGTAGTGTACTTGTTACCGTCAACGATCTCACCATACCCAACAGACAGAGTGGTGTCACCCAAAAGGTGTGTCACTACAACTTCGTTAGCCTTTGTGTCTAACGCAGTGCTCTCCACTGATTTGATTGTATGGTTGTACGCTATTATAGTTTCGTCAGTAAGGTCGAACGTGACGCCCGCACCCTTGTACTCCACTGAGTTCACCTTGTCATCTGTGTATGCAACACCGATGTTCAGTGAGTCAGAGACGTCCATGGAAGCCGCAGTCTCGTACACGTCAACGCCTGATTTACCAGTTGCACCGTCAACTTTTACCAAGTTGTCGAACTGGATTGCACCCAAACTGTTCGAGTACACCACTGTGTGTGAGTCCCTGCTGAACAGTTTCTGTGCGGCACTTCCGCCGAATTCTGGGAACACATCTGTCTTAGATGTAACAGCACCCTTGAACACAGAGTTCTGTCTTCCTGCTGATAGCACACCCGCGTCACCCATGTCAATACCAGCGTATGCCAGTTTAGAGTCAAATGGTGAACTGCCAGAGTCATCCGCGTCGATGGCCACTTCTAACTTGGCGAAGCCGTCGATGCCCTCTGCGATGTTGCTATTGAAATCAACACCGATTGAAGAACCATTGTTCTCGGCCTTCGCTGTTGCTGTACCGTTGGCGTCCTCGTTGTATGACAGCATGTAGTTCAGTGAACCATACACCTTCATCTCGGTCGCTTCGGCTGGGGCCGGTTTCATAACCGTCCATAAAACGATCACTGCAACCACTATCGCCGCACCTATCGTCCATTTTTTCTTTGTCATTTTCATTATAGATTTTTCTCCTGTTTGTTCTATATGATTGATAATGCGATCACTGGCCTAGCGATCGCTCTGGATTGTAAGACATATTTATCAAAAATGCAACCTTAATGTGTATATGAAATTACCAAACAATTGACCACGTGGCCTTTTGCGTACATAATTACGTGTAGCAAAGGAGGTTCATGATGGGCATACACTACGACTACAAGAACACCAGGGGTGCAAAGAAATTGCAGAAACAACATGAACGGGAACAGCGTAGGTTGGGCAAGAAGTCACGGCCCGTGCCAGAACACAACACCAACGAGTCCCGGCCACTGACCCTGGACATGATCACAGATCCACGCAATGAAGATTAATCAGAGACTGTTCGACCACTACGGCATAGACACCAACAAGGACCTTGGCATCAAGGGCAACTGCTCTAGGCCATGGGACACCGTCCTGATCGACAAGCAGGGATCCTGCTACGCCTGTGAGTGCACCGCATGGCTACCACAGAGCATAGGCAACCTGCGGGTCCAGTCACTGTCGGACATCATCGGATCCAACATGCACAGGCACCTGCAGGACAGCATAGAGGACGGCACCTACAGGTACTGCAACCAACATCAGTGTTCCTACATAAAGGATGGATCTTGGCCTACTCACCGACCCTACGACATACAGAACCTGCGCCTGGCCATAGACGACAGTTGCAACCTCAAGTGTCCCAGTTGCAGGAATGAGCTGATCTTCCACAAGTCCGGATCAAAGTTCGACTTAGGCATCCAACTGGCAGACAGAATCAACCAATGGCTAGACACGTTCCGGGAGAGGATAATGGTGCACATAGGTTCCGACGGTGACCCATTCGCCTCACACGTCTACAGGCACTTCATGAAGCATACGCCCCGCAAGGATAACATCTCATACTCGATCCTGACCAATGGCCTCATGTTCAAGGAGTTCCACACCCAAGTGCCCTACGTGATTAACAATCTTAAGGTGTTGGGAGTCAGCATGGACGGAGCATCCAAAGAGACGTACGAGCGTCTGAGACTGGGAGGCAAATGGGAAAAGATACTAGAGGGGTTGGAGTGCATGGCCAAGGAGAAGCGTAAGCACGGGTTCACCTTCATAATCCACTTCGTTGTACAGAAGGACAACTACCGCGAGATGGGGGCAATGGTGGACTTGGCTGAACGTCATGGCGCGGACAGAGTTTGGTTCAGTAGAATACAGGACTGGAGCACTGACGGTGACTTCAAGGCCAGAAACATTTTTGACCCGGCACACTCACAACACCAGGACTACAGGCAAAACCTCAAGGAACTAGTGGCCAGGGACAGTGATTTAGTGGAACCTGGCACCTTAAAACAACTTCATTAGATCGAACGGATCGTTCAACGGCATGGTGGCTATCATCACCCTAGGGTGCTTGGCGTTGGGGCCTGGCATTACCCTGTGGGGCAGGTAACTGTTGAAAAGTATGGGACAGCGGTGCATGTTGTAACTGATTCTGAGTGGATAGAGATCGGCCACCCTGTGGTGTAATGAGCTGAGGTCATAAGTGGTGTCACCGGTGTGCCGATTGATCTGGACCGGTA